ATAATCCTTAAATTCAGGTACATTTTTTAAAGCATTAACCAGTGTAGTTTTTCCTACACTCATTGTTCCACAAAACCCTATTTTCATTTTTAATCAAAACTTTTAATATATAAGATAAAATCTTCCATTACTTCTTTTTGAAGACTAGTACCATTTTTAACACTTTCTCTTAGTAAAGATAATGAAAAATTCTTAGATTCCAAAATTAATTTCTTAGTATCTTTAAGAATAGATTCACATACTAATGTGTATTCTGGGGTATAGACGGTTTCATCTCCAAAATCTTCAATATCCTGAAGATAAGACTCAATTAAATCTGGGAGATTTTCCTTTGATAGCTTCATAAAGTAAGTGGGTTAATTTTATTACAGTTTCTTTAAGTTTTTCAAGTTGTTTTTTAAGCCAAGACTTTTGTTCACCTATTCTTTTACCTTTTAGAGGTAATTCATAATTTTTCATATGGGGAATTAAATCTTTACTATAAGTACTACCGGCTAATATTACAAAATTATCTTTATCTAAGTCATATCCTTTATTTTGCAACTGAGATATTACTTCATCTGCCCATTCTTTTTTTGAATCAGCACTCATATCATTTAAAGTTTTATCATAAGGATCTATAACTTTATTTAAAGGTAATAAGTGATGTTTAGCAGACAAAATAAACATAGAATTGGGTTTAAGACTTTCACCATAATTTAAACTTTTCTTAAATAAGTCTGATTGGTATAAGTCTCTAGCCTTAGCAGGTTTGCTTAATTTTTGGGCTACACAACTTAAAAGTACTACTGTACGAGCCATATATGTTATACATATTAGCTCCTTTCTTTATATGCTGGGTTTTTGAACCATGGCAAGCCTTGGCGTTCTCTCTTTATTTCATTCCATTGATCTTCAGTATACTGAATGCCATGGAGATAATATTCTCGCTTTCTTATATTACCTTCAGGAATAAGAGCGGGGCCATCCCAATTATGAAGTTTACCTTCCCATGAATAGGCAATTGTACCATCCTCAGGCTTAATAAGCCGGCGGGGTTTGTCAAATTTTTGTTTAGTCATTTTTTCTTTTAAGATAAAAAAATTTTTTTATAGGGCCAAACTTTTGGAAAGATTTGGTATATGTATACGTAATGAGAAAGAAGACTCAAAATAAGTAAAAATATAAATCCCTCAATAGAGGGATTTTTTTTTGTCTAATAAATAAAAAGTAATATGAAAAACACACAAACCTATCATGAACTCGTTCAAAGAATGAGAGAATTTTTCCTAAGTAAGAACTTTAAAGAAGTTCCAGTTCAATCACGTTTATCTATTTTAGCTGCTTGTGAAAATCCTCACTCAGTTAAGATATTTGAATATTGTGGTGAACAATGGCCTTTACCTCAAACTGGTCAAATGTGGTTAGAATATGAGTTATTAAAAAATCCAGATTGGGATGGAGTATTTTGTTTATCAACTTCTTATAGAGAAGAAAAAACTCCAATCCCAGGTCGTCATGAATTAATTTTCCCAATGTTTGAGTTTGAATCAAAAGGAACTATAGTAGATATGATTCAACTTGAGTCTGAGCTTCTTAGTCATTTAGGATTTAGTGAGACTGTTCATGTCCAATATGATGATGTTTGTGAAGAGTATGGAGGTGTTCCTATTCTTGAAAATGAACATGAAGATAGAATGTGGAAAGAAAAAGGATCTGTTGTTTCTCTTGAACTTTTCCCTAAAAGAACTAATCCATTTTGGAATATGAAACATAGAGAAAATAATATTTTTAATAAAGTTGATGTTATTCTTTATGGTCAAGAAACTATTGGATCAGCAGAACGTTCATGTGATGTAGAAGGAATGAGAGAAATGTTCTACACTATTGAAGACGGAAAATACTGTCAAAAATTATTTGATTTGTTTGGAAAGGAAAGAGTTGAGAGAGAATTAGAAGAATTTCTCTCTCATGACTTCTTTCCAAGATTTGGAGGTGGAATTGGTATGACTCGATTAGCTAGAGCTTATGAGTTATTAAGTAAATCTTCAGCTACATAAATTCCTTGTGCTCCACTTACTGTAATTCCACGAGCACTTAAGGCATCACCAACAAAGTGAATGTTAGGGTAAGCTGTAAGTGATAGATTTTCATAGTTTACAAGTGGTTCAGGAGAGAGGTATTTTACCTCAGGCATGTAAATTCCCCAATCACTTTTAAGAGTTGGGAATATTCTTTTCATATCTGAAATAAAATCCATGATATATTTAGCAAAACCATCCATAGCATCATAAAAGTCAGTTAAATCATCTACTTGGGTAGCTGTTACTTTTCCTCCTTCTGAAGTGGTAGATGGTTTACGGGTTGGGCTATAATACAGCCCGGTTCCATCCTTTTGTAATTTTTTAACTACTTCCCGTGACCATTCAAATGGATTATCAATGCCTTGAATCTCCATTAGAATGCCAAAATTAGTCATATTATTACGGTAAGCTTCATCTTTTTTAGCGTGACCATTGTAACTATGATCTCCATATGTTTCTTCTACAGCAACATAAGCTGCATTATTATTAGTACAGAATGAACGGAGTGATACACCCTCATTATCAAATTTTCTATACAACTTAAAATCATAACTAATATCAATTAGTTTTTGAAAATGATGCTGTGGGGCTTCAAATCTTACTCCAATTTGAACTGGTTTTGGTTCATCTGGGAGATTATATTCTTTAGCTAATTCTTGGGCAAAATCAATACCAGATTTTCCTACTGCGAAAATAAGTTTATCATAGTTTAAATGGGTGTTATGAGTAAGAACATGATTATTTTCAAAATCAATATCTTCTACCTTAGTGTTCCATTCAAAGTTAACACCTTTAGATACTAAATAGTCATACCAATTTTTACCAATCTCATGGAGATAATCAGTTCCTACATGCCACACAGGGAATAAACGTAGACCAAAATATGGTTTAATAAAGTCAGGTTCAGCTTCAGGATTTGAACATTGTACTTCTTCAGGTTTAGGGTGGAAACGTTTAAAGTTAGTAATCACTTCATTAAACAATTCCATTGCCTTATCCTCACCACAATACTTAGACATATGCCCTCCAATAGCTGTGTGATAAGTAAGTTTACCATCACTCCAACCTCCAGCTCCTAAGAAACCAGTCATTACTTCTTCAGGTTTCCGTTTATATGGATCATTACCCATATCAATGATAGTGATTAGTTCACCTGGGTAGCCATTGTCTACTAATTTAGTAGCGGCATTTACACCAGCTACTCCAGCTCCTACAATTACAATTTTATCCATTTTGGTTTATTGTTTAATTTTTTCCAATCTAATTTTTTAACTTTAACTTTATCTAATATATAAAACTTTTTGTAAGCTTCCAAAGTATCAGGTCCTTTAAATTCTTCAGGCATACATTGTGGGGGTTCCTTAAACCCACTATTGGGGATATTAGGTTCATTTACTTTACACCACTCTAAAACATCTTGAGTTTTATGATGTTTTCCATAACGTTTTGTAAATTCACTACATATTTCAAGTCCATGTTTTACAAGCCATCTATAATGTTGTATAGATTCTCTGGTCCATTTGGTTGAAGGGTGATTTTTGTGGGCTCTTTTATATGGAGCCTCTCCACCTGTTTCCCAATGAGCGGTACAACACATTTGAGCACTCTCAATTTGCATTTTACGAATATGATCATCTGCTAATTCACGAGCGGCGATGATTGGATCTTCATTAATATAGAAAATATTCATACTTTTAAAAGTTAACAAATTTTATTTATTAAGCCAAACTTTTAGACTAAGATGACCCACCTTAAGGGTGGGCCACAGCTCCAAATTTTAAATCTATGTCGACTGGCTATGAATCAGTCTATATGTTTTGTTATTTTTAGTTTTAAGTTTTCTGTTCCTTTAATAACACGATGTATTTTATGTTGAGGTATAAATATAGGAGAGTTTAGAGAAAGGGGCAATTCATCATCAAATTGGAATAACCAATTAGTTTCTTCTATAGCTACAATAGTTCGATCTTCATCATCCATATGCCATATTAAATCTAACTCATCTATATCTTGAGAAAATTCTCGTATAAATGTATTTTCTTCTAAAACTTGTTCTTGGTAGGGTTTCATTTTTCTTTAGGCATAAACCAATTTGAACACCATTTAGAAGGATCTTTTATTTGATTTCCTTCATTGTCAACCAATTCAGCTGTCCCTTTATATTCCTGGTATTGTTTGTTAGAACACATATGTTTATCATTTTCAACATAATAATACTTGCAAACATGACAGCCAAATCCTATTGGGGAGTACATATATGGTGGATATTCACCATTTTCTTTAAGTAGTTCTACTAGTTTAATCATTACCAAAATGTATTCATATTAGCACCTAAACCAAGGGCTTTAGCGTATCGGGGTAAATTACAAGACCAATATCCGGGTGTTGTCCTGTCTTTTTTCTTATCACAATTTTGACGATCTGCAAATGCTCTTCTAGCTTTAGGATCTTTAAATTTGACTCTTAAATTTTGACCACCCCCAGCGGCCCCAAAAGATACTTTTTTAACTCTTTTAGTTTTAGGGTCCATAACATAAACATAAAACTTTTTAGAGCCACCTCTTTTAGGTTTACCTAATTGAACATCTTTACCTTGGTATTCAGCTTCATTTATAAACTCAACCATAGGTATATCTAAAGGAACTTTTTGTCCTTCATAAATTCCAAATTTACCTATATCAGTGGTTTCAATTAGATGTTTATCGGATTCAGATAGTTGGATATAACCCCAATCATTTAATAAACGAGCTTCATTAAATAAACCTAAATATGATTTAGATCCTATTCTAAAGACATTTTCAGAAATTTGAATTCCTTTGTCTAAATGAAATTTAAGATTTTCAGAAATAGGAGATTTAGCTTCAGTTAAAGAAGTTTTATTTTTCTTATCATCACATGTATTACAACCACAAGAACAAGATTTTTTACTTGGAATATTGTGTTCTTTTAGGATTTCTTTTAAGAGTTCTTGTACTTTACTCATATTAATAAATATTATGGTATATCTTTATAATCAATCACAAACTTGTTTCCTCTATCTGTTTCTTTATATGATGATCTAGGGGAAATTCTCATGATAATACCTCTATTTCTATACCCATCAGTTTTAGTAGCTTTAGAAGCGTTACGTTCAAATTCTATAATAGGTTTGTCACTAACAGGAATATCTTCTACTTCAGTGTAAATTTTAGTTACATTAATAGTTAAAGTATCTCCTTCTAAAGAAAAATCACTAGGGCTAAATGTACGTTGAATTATGGATACTTTATCAGAACCAAAAGCAAATAATTCAAAATTTTCTTCTAAAGGAGGATAATTTAATATATATAATCTACCATAAGGTCTTCCTTCAGAATTAACCATTTTTAATAGAGCTGGGTTGGTTTCATCTTCGACTAATTCAAGATTAGATATTTTATTATTGTAAGCTCCTCCAATAAATTTATCATATAGTTCAGGGAAGGCAGTCATAGCACTAGCCCATCTAAAAGGACCATCTTTTTTAATTGAGATACCTTTAACTCCTTTAGAAGTATATAAATCTACATCTGATTTTTTTCCTCCTTTAACATCACGTCCAATATCAACAGATTTAGTTACATCCTCATAAACTAAAGTTTTATTATTAGTTCCTTTTATTACTACTTTAATAGGAGAACCTACTTGTTTTATGGCTGAGTTAATGGTGTCATTGAATGTTTGTTCATTCTCTAATCCAGCGCTACCTAATCTTTGAGTGGTAGAATCTTTTAGAATTATTTCGATTCCATCTTCGGATCTAAATCCTCCAGCGCTAGAACCAGGAAGTCTAGAACGAACTCTGGTTAAGTTAAGTGAAGGTTCTTGTTCTATTTTATCAAAAAGTTCACTTCTTTTCATTCCTTCGGGAGCTACTATTAATATTCTATTAACAGAATGAGCATAAAAATTTTCCAAAGGAATATTAAATGTATCAGATATCTTTTTAGCTAAATCTTTAGCTTTAGATGATAAAGTATTAAAAGGTTTTTTAGCTTCACTTAAATCTATACCTTTTTTATTTAAAATCTCATAAAGCAAAAGCATATCCTGATCATCATTGATGTCAGGATATCCTTTAGGGAATTTATATGAGATTTGTCTTAAAAACTTTTCTATAATATCCATTAGGCTGCGGGGCTTTCAGGTGGAGTTTCTAATTCAGGTTCTTCAGGAGT